GCAACCAGCTGACCACCCCGGCTGCTCTCTCGCAGACCTCGTTGGAACAGCTGCTGATCCAGATTCGCAACGCTGTTGACAACAACGGCAAGCGTATCCGCCTGACGCCGAAGAAGATCGTGACGGGTCCGTCGAACGTCTTCCAAGCCGAAGTGCTGCTGAAGTCGGTTCTGCGCACCGGCACCGCCGACAACGACATCAACCCCGTCAAATCGATGGGTCTGCTGTCGGACGGCCAAGCCAACCTCTCGCGTATCACCTCGACCACCGCTTGGTGGATCCAGACTGATGCGCCGGAAGGCCTGAAGCTGCTGATGCGTCGTGGCCTTGAAAAGTCGATGGAAGGTGACTTCGAAACCGACTCGATGCGCTACAAGGCGACAGAAAGGTATACGTTTGGATGGACGGACCCCCGTGGCGTTTACGGAACTGCTGGCGTCTGATAAGTAGCTGAAAACTAACAGTTTTTGGCTAACTGCAAAGTGGCCTCCCCGATACTAGGATACAATCCTAAACATCGGGGAGGTTTTTTTATGCAAAAACTCGGCCTCTTCAATGACGACCCTGCGCTACTAGTCAAGGCTCAGGCTTATGTGCTAAAGTATTCCTAGTCTGGGACTACACCCAGCTTGTCAGACCGGCCCAGCGGACGATGCACAGACTGACAGGCGACTCGTGCAAAAGAGGAAATCACCATGGCTTCGACAACTTTCTCCGGCCCGGTAACTTCGACCAACGGCTTCATCGGCGCGGTCACCGGCAACATCACCGGCAACGTGACGGGCAACATCACGGGCGACGTGTTCGCCTCGGTTCAATCCCTGTCCGGCGCTGGCGCGGTCAACGTGACCGACATGCTGACCTCGCTGACATCCACCGGCGCGGCTCAGGCTCTGACCTTGGCCAACGGCACCGCAGGCCAGATTAAGGTCATCACCCACACGGTTGATGGCGGCTCGGCTGTCCTTACTCCCACCACCAAGATTGGCTTCACCACCATCACCTTCACGGGTGTTGGCGAGTCGGCCACGCTGATTTACACCGCCGCTGGCTGGGCCATCATGGCTCTGAACGGCGCCGTTGCAGCCTAATTGGTGAAACCGAGGGGGCCGACACAGCCCCCTCCTCATTGAGGAGATAGGTATGGCTGACGCTGTTACTTCCCAGACGATCCTTGATGGTGAGCGGTTGTTCATCGGCAAGTTCACGAACATTTCTGATGGCACGGGCGAGTCTGCGGTCGTAAAGATCGACGTCTCCACCCTGAACCCCAGCGCGGCGGGGAATGCCTGCAACGGCGTCAAGATCAACAAGATTTGGGCGCAGACGCAGGGTATGGCCGTTGACATCCTCTGGGATGCCACGACCGATCTGATCTGCGAGACGATCCCTGAAAATCAGTTCTACCTGATGGATTACTCGTCGTTCGGCGGCTTCCCGAACAATGCAGGCACGGGCAAAACTGGTGACGTGCTGTTCACCACTGTGGGCGCTGCGGCTGGTGATCGTTACACCATCACGCTGGAGTGCATCAAAACCTATGGTACGCAGCCGTAAGAGGGTGCCATGTCAGAGGTAATGCTGTGGAACACCATCCTGTCGGTTCTGCTCGCGTTGATCAGCTGGGTTCTGAAGGAGAAATCCAACGAGCTCAGCCGGATCACCATACTGCTGAATCGTACGAGAGAAGAAGTCGCCAAAGAATATGTCACCAAGGTCGAGGTGCACGCTGACATTAACCGGGTAATGACCCGGCTGGAAGTCTTGGACGCGAAGCTAGATCGGCTGATCGAGGGCTATCACTCAGATAGGAGCATAAAATGAGTAAGTCTCTAAAATACGTGTCAGACTTCCAGTTCCCCAGCGAGTGCGGGTTCACTGGATCGACTGGCAAGACGATGGTCAAAGGCTATGCACGCGGCGGTCACACCGACGTGGCCAAGGACAAGGCCATGATCAGTGCCGCCATGAAAAAAGACATGGCGCAGGACAAGGCTATGGTGAAAACCGCCGTCCACAAGCATGAAAAGAGCATGCACAAGGGCGAGCCTCTGACCAAGATGGCCATGGGTGGCGCGGCTAAGGCCAAGGACGCGATGCGCAATGAGCGCGCTGAGATGTCCCGCATCAAGCAGGAAACCCGCAGCGAGCGTAAGGATGCAGGCGAGGAGATGTCGCGCGTCCGCAAGGAGATGCGCTACGACGAGGCCAAGCTGAAGAGCGACATGCCGATGCGTAAGCAGTATCCGACCAACCGCAGCGAGCCGATGATCAAGGCGATGGCGGGCGGCATGATACGGGACAAGAGCAAGCTTGGCATCGAGGGGAACAAAAACCCCGGCGAGACCAAGATGCACACGGCCCCCGATCTTCCCGGCCCGAAGACCATGATGAAGCGCGGCGGCATGACCCCCAAGCAGGAAGCCAAGGTCGGCAAGGTCATGGGCGAGTTCAAGGCTGGCGAGCTGCACTCGGGCAGCAAGTCTGGCCCGATGGTCAAAAGCCGCAAGCAGGCCATCGCCATTGCCATGTCCGAGGCGGGCAAGAAAAAGAAGTGACTTTCTCTTTCAGGGGGGTTGGTCTATAATTCCCCTGAACAAACTCCCGAGGCGTGCTGAACCAGCGGCCAGCTTTGATCACGCAGCGGAGACAGTATGGCCTATTCCGGGAATGTGAGCGGCACGACGTTTAACGCTCTGAAGGTGGTAGATCACGCCTTCAGACGCTGTCGTTTGCCCGCTCAGGCCATCACCGCCGAGATGCAAACCTACGCGCTCGACTCGCTGTACCTGATGCTTTCTGAGCTTGCCAACATCAGGACGCCCAGCTGGTGCATCGAGCAACTCATCCTTCCCATGTATGAGAACCAGCCGCTGATCACGCTGCCGCCGGGCACCGTCGAGGTCTTGAACCTGAACTACCGCGTGCTGCAGCTGCTCAGTGGGGCTTCGGTCACCACGTCCACCAGCTACACCGTCAACTTCACCACGCAGACGGTGGTGAACACGGTCGGCATCAAGTGGTCGGCGGCTGCCGTGCCCGTCAACTTCCAAGTCAGCACAAATGGCTCGTCGTGGACGACCGTGGGGACATCAAGTGTCACGGCATCGGCTGGCGATATTACGTGGACCGACATCAGCGGCGCTCTGGCCTATGCCTATTTCCGGATCGTAGCGACCAGTGGCACCCTGAATTTTTCTGCGATTACGCTGGGCAACCTGCCGCAGCAAATCCCGCTCGGCCAGCTAAACCGCGACTCGTATGTGAACCAGTCGAACCTGCAGTTCCCCGGTCGCCCGAGCAACTACTACTTCCAGCGCGACCTGCCGGAGCCTGTGGTCTATCTTTGGCCCGCGCCGTTCTCGGCTGCAGAGCAAGCGCAGCTGATCCTGTGGCGTCACCGCCAGATCATGGACACCGAGAACCTGCAGCAGGAGGTCGAGGTACCGCAGCGCTGGCTGCAGGCCATCGTCGATGGTCTGGCCAGCAAGGTCGCCGCCGAGACGCCGCAGGTTGACGCAGCCTTGATGCCTCTCTTGGAGCAGCGTGCGGCTGTGAGCATGCAGCGTGCGTGGGACGGCGACAATGACGGCTCGCCAATCCAGATTAACCCCGGCATTAGGGCGTACACCGCATGAGCAATTCGCTGTACCTAGACCCTACTGGACAGCCGACATACGGTATCGGAATTTGCGGACGCTGCTCGCGCAAGTTTTTTCTTTCCGAACTGGCGCCGGACCCGAACTATCCGGGGCTGATGGTCTGCCGGGAAGATCGCGACCAATACGACCCATACCGACTCGCCCCTCGCCCACCGGACCAGATCGTGCTCCCGTTTGTACGCCCCGACACGCCGATCAACACCCGCCCCGCCGGGTTGATCCAAGAGCAAGGCAACGAGTTCATCATCACGGAAGATGGTGACGGATACTTGGAGCTATAAATGTCAGACGTACCCAGCAATCTGATCCCAACCCGCGTCACGCAGCTCCCCGTCGCCCCCGTGGCCGACGAAAACTCGCTGATGATGATCGTCTATCAGGGCAACAACTACCAAATCCGGGTGGGTGACCTGCTGAGCGTGGCGGGCGTGCCGACGTCGCGGCAGGTGATCGCTGGCACGGGCCTACAGGGTGGCGGGCAACTGTCGTCCAACGTCACGCTGTCGATCGCCAACGGTGGCGTAGGCTCGGTGCAGCTCGCATCGTCCGGGGTGACGCCGGGCTCCTATGGTTCGGCCACTGAAATCCCTGTCCTGACCGTCGACACCACGGGCCGCGTGGTGGCCGCCACGACCATCGCCGCGTCAATCAGCGGCTATGTCCCGGACAGCCGTCAGGTCATCGCCGGGACGGGCCTGAGTGGTGGCGGCGCTCTCACTGGTAACGTCACCCTGACGGCCAATCTGAGCAATGCGACGCCTCTGGCTGTTGACACCACCGGCTCTGCGGGCGTCTCGACCGACATGTCCCGCGCCGACCACTCGCACCCGGCCATCGACCTCGCGGATGATGACCAAGTGGACGGCCTGCTCGGACTTGATAACGGCGGCACGGCACGCAGCATTGTACCTGACGAGGGCGCGATCATCTGGTGCGGCGCTGATGGCCTGTATGTCGGCCCGGTTGGCACTGCGGGTCAGGTTCTGGTTTCGAACGGCACCGGGGAGTACACGTGGGGCTCCGCGCTTCTGGTCGTGGATCAGCCCGCCAACGTCATCTACGCGGGCCCTGCGGCTGGCCCTGACGCCCCCACGGCATTCCGCGCCATGGTCAACGCCGACCTGCCGAACTCTGGCGTCTCGGCAAACACCTACGGCTCGTCCACCGCGATCCCGGTCATCACGGTCAACGCCAAGGGCGTCATTACCAACGTGACCACGGCGGTTTCTGGGTCCGTGACTTCGGTGAACGGGCAGACGGGCGTCGTGGTTTTGACTGCGTCTGATGTCGGTGCACCATCAACGTCAGGCACGGGTGCCACCGGCACGTGGGGCATCAGCGTCAGCGGCAATGCGGCGACCGCGACCAACGTGGCGGGCGGCGCGGCCAACAAGATCGTCTACAACACTGGATCAAACACCAGCGCCTTCATTGACGCGCCGACAGTCTCCGCCACGTTCCTAAAGTGGACAGGCTCTGCCTTCACTTGGGACACGGCGGGCGCGGGCACCGTGACATCTGTCGACGTCTCTGGCGGCACCACGGGCCTCACGACATCTGGCGGCCCGATCACCTCTTCGGGCACGATCACGATCGCTGGCACGCTTGCTGTGGCCAATGGCGGCACCGGGGCTACGGATGCGAGCACAGCCCGCACCAACCTCGGAGCGGCTGCCTCTGGCGCGAATGCCGACATCACCTCCATGACCGGCGTCACGGGCGGCATCAGCTCGCCGGACTTTATCCAATTCGACACCACGGCCACCGTGACGGACGCCACCGGGCGCCTTTATTACGACGACGCCGACATGTTCCAGACGCTGGCGTTCCAGATGAACGGCGCCGTGATCCAGCACGTCGGCGAGGAGATGTACTACCGCGTCAAGCTGTCGGCTGGTGCGACCAAGGGCCAAGTGCTCATGTTCACGGGCACGCTTGGCGCGAGCGGTGGCTTGACGGCTGCGCCTGCCACGGGCCTCTTGCCGGAGCAGTCCAGCTACATCCTCGGCATCTCAATGCAGACCGGGATTACCAACGACTGGGTAACGGTTGTCCAGTTTGGCGAAATCAAAGGCATCAATACCACAGGCGGGGCCGAGACTTGGGCTCAGGGCGACGTGCTTTACTACAATCCGGCTGTCGCTGGCGGGCTGACAAAGAACAAGCCATCGGCTCCCAATGCCATCGCCCTCATGGCCGCTGTCGTCTACGCCGACGCTTCCAACGGCATCCTGTTCGTGCGTCCGACATACGGCACGGTTTTGGGTGGCACCGATGGCAACGTGCAGTTCACCTCGCTGACGGGCGGCGATGTCATCGTCTACGACAGCGTCGATTCGCGCTGGGAAAACCGGACGCAAGCCTCTCTCGCCGTAGGGACAGCTACCAATCTCGCAGGCGGCGCGGCCAGCCAAATCCCGTATCAGACGGGCTCCGGCTCCACTGCCTTCTTGGCCAACGGCACCGCTGGGCAGGTGTTGCTGTCGAATGGTGCGAGCGCGCCGAGCTGGGGCGGAATGGATGGGGGGACGTTTTGATGAATAAGCTATCGCGTTGCCCTGAATTTAAGGGCATAATGCCCGCCAACAACCCTGAAAAGAGGTAACAGCAATGCCGCAGACCGGATACACTCCGATTCAGCTGTACCGCAGCACCACGTCAGGTGCCGCGCCTTCCGCTGGCAACCTGAACCCCGGCGAACTCGCGATCAACATCAATGATGCCGACATGGCCATCTACGCAGAGAATGCGTCGGGGACGGTTAAGCGCATCATCAACAACCCGGCGGGCCTTAAATATCCGACAGCAGACGGAACCGCAGGCCAAGTCGTCAGCACGGATGGCTCGGGCAACCTGACATTCACAACGCCGTCTGCGGGCATCTCAGCTGGCAAGGCAATCGCCTTCACCCTGATTTTTGGATAAGGAGATAAACTGTGGCAGCCCCGAATATCGTCAACGTCACCTCAATCATCGGCAAGTCCGCCGTGATTGACCTGACTTCCACCAGCGCCACGTCTGTGTTGAGCAACGCGGCGTCATCCAACAAGGTCTTCAAGATTGAGTCGCTGATCGTGGCCAACGTGGACGGCACCAACGCCGCCGACATCACGATTAACTACTACAGCGCGGCGGCTCTTGGCGGCACGGCCTCGCAGATCGTGAGCACGGTCTCGGTCCCGGCTGACTCCTCGCTCGTGGTCATCGACCGGAACACCTCGATCTATCTTGAGGAAGACAAGTCGATCGGTGCGACGGCGGGTTCCGCAAACGACTTGAAGGTGCTAATCTCCTACGAGGACATTTCGTGACGTTAGGAGGCTAGTATGGCTACGTCCCAAGGCGGCTACGTCGACGGCGGCTTTGACCTTCTGAAGGCCCCCGACGCCCCGACCATCACGTCTGTCACGACCGGCATCGGCACCATGTCCGTGGCCTTTACTGCGCCCGCCAACCCCGGCGGAAGCGCGGTCACGGGCTATACGGTCACGGCGATCAACGAAAGCACCGGGGCATCCGTCGGCGCGACTGGGTCGGCGTCTCCTATTAGCATTTCACCCGGTGGCGGCACGTTCAGGGTTCGCGCTGCGGCGACCAATATCTATGGGCCGGGTCGGGTTTCGGCCTTTGATACGGGGAATGCGGTTTACTCTGGGGCGGAGTTGTATGCGTGGGGTGACGCGGATAAAGGCTTTCTTGGTGATGGCACAGTTGTAGGTAAATCGTCTCCTGTTCAGGTTGGAGCCCTGACTAACTGGGCCGACATAAGCACAGGTTTGCAGCACGTTTTGTCTGTCAAAACCGATGGAACTTTGTGGGCTTGGGGATATGGCAACGGTGGGCGTCTTGGAAACAATAGCACAAACGACCGCTCTAGCCCGATACAGGTTGGTGCGCTGACAAACTGGTCTCAAGTCTCTGGTGGCAAATACACATCGTCCGCAGTAAAAACTGACGGAACACTGTGGACGTGGGGCCGCAGAGATCAGGGCCAGCTTGGCAATAATCAGTCTTCGATTGATGGCACTTCGATTAACAGCCCAATCCAGATCGGGTCGGACACAAACTGGCAGAGCGTTGCAATGGCCGGAAACGGACGCCATACGCTTGCCATAAAAACTACAGGATCGCTGTGGTCGTGGGGGTTGGGAAACAATGGTCAGCTTGGTCAAGGCAACGTCATCAGCCGATCTAGCCCTGTTCAAGTCGGTTCATTGACCAACTGGTCTCAGGTTTCTGGTGGCGGTTACCACACGGCAGCCGTTAAAACAGATAACACCCTATGGGCTTGGGGGTATAACACATTTGGTCAACTCGGCCAGAACAACACCATTAGGCGCTCTAGCCCTGTACAAGTTGGAGCCTTGGTCAACTGGGCGAGTGTTTGCGCTTCAAGGCTTGGTTGCCTTGCCGTCAAAACAGATGGGACACTGTGGTCGTGGGGGTATAACAGTCAGGGGCAGCTTGGTTTAGGGGACGCCATAGATCGCTCTAGTCCTGTGCAGATTGGAGCTTTGACGAACTGGTTTAGGGTTCCAGAAAACGGCGGCACCACTAATGGCTCGAACTTTGGTGCGGTTAAAACTGACGGCACGCTTTGGTTGTGGGGCGATGGAGGTTTCGGACAACTTGGCCAGAATGGCACTGTAGATAGCTCCAGTCCTGTTCAGGTTGGAGCACTAACAACTTGGTACAAGTTTTCCCTCGGTAACCTGTCTGTTATTGCCACGATAGGAGTAACCTAAATGCCGAATTTCTCCGCAAAATGGGGCTTGATGGAGCAACTGCAGGCCGTGGCCGCAGGGACGTGGACGGGGATTCCGCTGTATGAGTTGTATGCGTGGGGGGATAACAGCCCGTCTGGAGCACTTGGAGACGGCACCATAATAGACAAATCCTCCCCTGTTCAAGTTGGGGCTCTAAATGATTGGAGCGAGATCGCCGCAGGTGCTTACTTCTCCGTCGCCGTAAAACTGGATGGAACGCTTTGGTCGTGGGGCAACGGAAATACAGGGAGACTTGGCGACGGCACAACAGTTTTTAAGTCCTCACCCATACAGATCGGTTCTTTATCTAATTGGTCTAAGGTTTCTACAAGGGCAAGCTCTGCTCATGTCTGCGCTATTAAAGCAGACAGTACACTGTGGTCTTGGGGAAGTAATAGCGGCGGCCAACTTGGCGACGGAACTATAGCTGCTAAATCTAGTCCTGTTCAAGTTGGCGCGCTGACCACTTGGTATAGCGTTTCCGCAAACGGAGAGCACACGATTGCATTGAGAACAGATGGAACGCTCTGGGCTTGGGGAAATGGAGCAAATGGCCCATTGGGAGACGGCACAGTTTCCAGCAAATCCAGTCCCATTCAGGTTGGAGCATTGACCACTTGGGCGGCAGCAACGGCGGGGGCAAACTTTTCAGTTGCTGTAAAAACAGATGGGACATTGTGGAGTTGGGGCCGAAATAATGACGGCCAGTTGGGTATAAGCTATACAGGCGATGCCTACTCTCGTTCCAGCCCTGTTCAAGTTGGCGGTCTGACAAACTGGTCAACAGTTAGTGCAGGCGGAACCTTTGTGATGTCCGTAAAAACTAACAACACGTTGTGGGGATGGGGTCAAAACAGCGCGGGCCAATTGGGTGTAAATACGGCCATTGCGAGAAATAGTCCTTCGCAAGTTGGATCATTGACGACTTGGCAACGTGTTGAAACGGGAAGCCAGCATACTGGTGCTGTAAAGACCGATGGCACACTGTGGATGTGGGGAAGCAATGGAAGCGGTCGGCTTGGTGATGGCACAGTGGTTACCAAATCAAGTCCCGTTCAAATCGGCTCTCTTACTAATTGGTTTTCCATGGCTGGCGGGGACATTCACTCTCTAGCAAACACACAGATCGTCACCAACTAATGCCCCAGAAAACCTTCCACTTCCTCGCAGGCCTCCCCCGCTCGGGCAGCACCGTCCTCGCCGCGCTCTTGAACCAGCATCCCGACCTTCACGCCAGCCCCACGAGCGGCATGGGCGAGGTGATGTTCAACACCTTCAAGGCGTGGCAGGGCAGCTCGGCGGAGCAGGCGGCACCGGACGAAGACCAGATCAAGGCCGTGCTGCGCGGCATCATGGATGCCAAGTACGCCAAGGTGGAAAAGCCTGTCGTGATCGACAAGGCGCGGAACTGGGCCGAGGTCTCAAGCCTC